CTTTTTCCCTAAAATATTCATTTCTCTGGTCTACCATTTCTTGTGGCATTTTACATAATAGCAGTCCACCAATCTCAATACCGTCTTTGAATCTTGAGTTAGGGTCTGCTGGTATTTGTACTTCTGGGTGGTCTGAATGTTTCACAGGCTCCCAGCCTTCACGCATACGAGAGGACACATTTAGGTTATCAGCTTCATTCACCAACGACACTCTAATCCAACGATACGCCCAGCCAGCTTCATGCTTGATTTCTGGTAATGTTGAACGAGGTTGCCACTGTTTATTTCGAACTTCAGTTTCTTCTCGAACTACTGCTTCTCTACTCTTACGATTGTCGCTTTTATCCATTTGCATTCTCCGTTTTAATTAATTCGCGTGCATATTGCTCTGGTGTTAGCTTGAATTTCTTTGCTAAAGCTAACTGTGTCTTTGTCAATCTAACCTTTTTAGGGCCAGTTGACCTTGTTGCTGGAGCAACTACAGTTGAAGGTTTGCGTTGGGCAGGTTTAGCCTCTTCCAACGTATCAGTCCCAAAATATTCTGGGAATCGTTTTTGCATAGTACTATCAATACTACGGTAATACTCTTCAGATGATGGATTTACTCCACTTCTGACTAACTTTTCATGCAGTCCTAATGCTAATGAAGTCATTTCTTCATCTTGACCGAACCAGGTGTTTTTCTCTTGCCAAGCAAGTGCCTTCGCATCTGGTCGTGGAACACTAGGTTTCACTGTATCTTGTCTTGAAGATACCGCATTTTCATTAGTTTGTAAAGTCTCTTGACTATATTGAGGCTGTCTATCTTGAGCTTGACCCAATTTATATTGAGCCTCGTTCATTTTAGTCTGAGCTTCTACTAACTTTTCACTATCACCTGCATCATAAGCTTCTCTATACTCTCTTTGAGCAATCGCTAAATCACTTGTATATTTCTCTTGAAGAGTCTTTAGATAATCTGCCTCTCCTGTTGAAAGTGTTTCTTTAAGCTTTTTGTTTTCTTGCATCTGCATAGCTGCAACTCTTTCAGCTTCTTGTCTCTGTCTTTCAGAAGCTTCTTTAGCACGTCTTTCGTCATGCCAAGCCTTTTTCAACTGAGCCATTCTATTTTTTACTCTATCTGAATATTCATCTAGAGTATCAGCATCAAGCTCTTCTTTAATTTCCTCAGGTAAAGGTTGTCTATTTCTATCTGCTTTTGGAGTATCGTCTTCAACTTCAATATCAAAGTCTAACTCTCCTTGGACAGGTTCAGCTTCTTTTTTAGGTTGTGCAGGAGCTTCTTCAGGTATTTCTACATCACCCGTGTCTTGCTCTTGAGCAACCTTATCAGCTTTACTAGCCTTTACCTCAACCTCTTCCTCATCAAGTAACTCATCAGGAATCTCATTGATTATCTTTGCCATCTTTGCTCTCCATGTTATGCACGTTCGTAGCCACGTGGGTCATCCACTACAGCTTCTACTGTGTCGTCATTAATAATGCGAAACTCTCTTCCGTGAATCTTGATTCGAGTTCCAGAATATGCCCTTGTTATAACAAAGTCTCCCTCTTTACACCAAGGACCTGTAGGAAATCTGTCTTCATCTAAGTAAGCCATATCTCCTAACTTCAGTACAAATAAAACTACTGTTGAGTGTTCCTCAATGTTTTTAGTTTTATCAGATTTAATTATCCCACTCTCATACGCTTCATCTACTGTAGGTACCATGCATAATATACGATATCCTTTTACATCAGGTAATTGCGTAGGTTTGGTTTTTTCTACATCAACTTTAGGTGGTGTCATAGGTGCACCAGATGCAGATACAATTTCTTTAGTAGGTGTTTGTATTTCACTCATCGTCATTCTCCATATGTTGTGCTAAAGAAGCGATAAGTCCTTGAGCTATTTGAAAACCTCTGATTACTCCACATGCGTGCATGTATTGAGCGTACTCTTCGGCTCTACCTTGTGCCATATCATCTTTCATGCGTTGCTCTTCCTCACCTAACTGTTTGGCGAGAATCATTAACGATTCATCCATTTCTCTCTCCTTTTGCGTTTAATTACGTTTCATCTCTCTTTTGCTTTACGGCTTCAGCACCTAACTTGGTGCCTTCCATAAACTCTTTTGCATCCAACTCTTTTTGTTGGTTGACTGCGTCAGCACCAATCTTGGCACCAGCGATTCTTTCTTGTGACTCTATTCTCATCTTTTCTAATTCAAGTCTTGCTTGGTCAAGAGCTGAGTCATCAGTCATCTTCTTAGCTTTTGCTTGAGCTTCCATCTGTTTAATTTGTAACTCTTGTTTTTGTATCTGTAACAGTGGGTCATCTTCTTGCTGTTGAATCTGTTGTTGCTTCGCTTCATTAACATTAGTTTGTAGCAACTGTTGTCCTGCTTTAGATACAAGTCTTGAGAGTTCTACTTCCACATCATCTGGTAATACTTCATTTGGTGGTGGTAGTGGAGCTCCAAGTTCTTCTTCAATTCTCTTACGATATTCAAACGCAATATGCTCTGCTATGTGAGCTTCTACAGCAGATTGCACTTTTGCTGCATTTGGACTTTGACCTACTAACTCTCTAATTTTAGGGTCTTCGGCAAAAGCCATATGAGTCTTGATATGGGCTTCGTGGTCTTGGTATATAAATGCTTTTACAGGTTTACCATTGATAAGATTCATGTTCTCTGAAACAGGGTTCATAGGTTTAATATCATCTTTCTTAGGTAATAGTTTTTCAGCATTTTTTACCCCAAGTACATCTAACATTTGTCGGTTAAGTTCCACCATATCATAGATATCTGGGTTCTGTTGTGCCAACTGCATTACAGCTTGATACTGAACAACTTTTTGTGACATAGTTGCAGCATTAGGGTCACTAACAGGAATTACATCCACCAAGTCATAATCACTTTGTTTTGCCATTCTTGAACCTGTATCAGGTGTATAAGAATATTCTGGTGGTGTAAAATCTCTAATAATTGTTTTTAACAATTTAAATTCTTGTTTCATTGCATAATGTATACGAGCTTGAACTGCAGACATTACTTTTAATGTTCTTTCTAAGATAGCAAGTGTTGTTCCTACAGGAGCTTGAGCTGACATATCAGATACTTTTAAATCAGCAGCACTAGCAAACCTTCTACCCTCGTCAATAATCTGATTCATGAGTGAATTTAACACTTGACTTGGTTCTTTATAAGGGAGTGGTAATATATTATCTCTAATACTACCTGACGGTACATCTACATCTCTAAACTCAGCAGGGGATATTGGTGTGTCATCACCTTTGATTCTAAGTCCTCTAGACTTAAACCCACCTGGTAAATTAGATAGTGTACCTGCATCTACTAACTGTCTAAGTATCATAGTTCCAGATTTAGCAAACGCACCTATTAAATGTATTAATCCAAAATGATAGAAACCAAAACCAGGAACATAACCATAGTGCACAAAGTGCTGACGTTTCTGTCTAGTCTTGTCATCTTGATTCCAATTACGTCTGATAGCGAGTACTGTATTAGTGCTCTTTTCTATAGTTACAACATAAGGTAATGCGATTCCTGTTTGCTCGCCATCTACCTCATCTTCATAACCTTCTAAGTCTAAGTCAACGTGCATCTCTAGTATCTTAAAGCGACTATCTGTAGTTGCACTGAAACCCATCTTCTCAGCTATCTTTTTCTCTACATCATCTAAGTCATAAGTTGGCTCACCTAAGTCTACATCTTTATAAAATCCTGCAACTTGTAATTTGCGTAATTCGTTTTGTGTTTTACGCATAACGTGAGTAACCCTTTCTGCACTTTCTAAATCAGATGCACCATAAGGTACAACTAAATCTTCAGCTGGAATATACATAGAAACTTGACGTTCTAAGTTAGGGTCATAATAAACTTTCTTAAAGGCATTACCTGCAAGACCTAAACCCCATAACATTCTTTCGTGCTCAGGTCTATATTCAGTCATTTTTTCAGTGAGTTGATAATTCATATTCTCTCTGACACGATTAGCAGCATCCATATTCTCTTCAGTTTCTTTACCAATAATCGTAGTTTTAACTGGACCTGCCGCTGGAAATGTCTCGGTCATAGTCTCTGCTTGAAACTTCACAAGAGTCTCTGTTAATAGAGGGTGATAAACATTACAAGCTCCTTCCCATGGTTCACTTCTGTCTTCTAATTTAAGACCTAGAAGTTCTAACCCATCTACATAAGTATCAAGCCAGTCTTTACGAGAACTTACGTCTCCTGCATAATCACCGATTAAATCACTAGCTAACTTCTCAAGTAAGTCATCATCCATTTCTTCTGCAAGGTTTGCAGCGAACTCATCATCGTCCATACGGTCAGGGTCTATGGTAATCTCCATATCTCCTGCTTTGATAGTGACTTCTTCTGGGTCTTCGATTTCTATTTCTAAATCAGGCTCTTCTTGAGCCATCTCTTCCATACCAAGAGGAGCTTGGTATAACCCTTTATCAACGTTGTTGTCTTGTGCCATAATTTTTTCCTATAGTATACAGATTATCAATAATATTAATAAAACTGCACTTATAATTTTGTGATAGGTATTATATTTATTCATTACCCATCTTCCTGCTTCTCTCAACTTTTGATATATCATAATTATCTCCGTTGTTAAATAACATACAGACGTTTCTGATTGTACCTTCTAAAACTCGGAATGTCATCTTCTTCGTCACTTGGCAACCTAATAAATCCGCCCTGCCTAAATCTCATTAAGGCAAGCGTTGTCGCATCTACTAGGTCATCATTCGCACCTGAAGGAAAATCGTTACACTCTTCTATCACTTCGTGTGCCCATCTTCTATCGGGTGCCCATACTATACCTGAATTAAATAAATCAGACACAGCGTTCACTCTACTAATTTTATCCTGTCCTTTGCCTGGTGTAAACTCTCCTACTGGTATGCCCATACGTCTAAACTCTTGATACAAAGCTGCACCATTAGACTTTTTCTCTACCACGAACGCATCTGGCTCCCATGATTTATACTCATCTAGACATAATTCTTTGAGCTCTGGAAACTC